GATTCTGCGTTTCGGCGCGTTGCAGTACACCGTCTCGAACGTGGCTTTCGCCTTCACGAACCCCGGCGATGCTGCCGACAGCAACATCGACGTCGGGCATCTCGGACAGTCTGCCGGCGAGCAGCTTGCCACCCTGGCGAGGCCGCTCGTCGTGCCGGCGGATGATGGCGGCTCGGGCCGTAACATCACGTTTGACTACATCGGGAAGAGCATCCTGCTCGATGGTTCCACGGGGACCGTCTACATCGCAATCGGCGGCACGGCCCTTATCGGTTCGACGGCTGCCGGCGGAACTGCGTTCTTCGCGACGGTCGCCAGCTCGACGTTGACGCTCGCGACCAACGATGCGGTTCGCGGGCAGGGTGTGCTGACACTCGTGCGGACGGCTGCGTTGACCTAGTCGCAGGGGGCCACATGGCGATCCCCTGTCAGGGCGTGACGTTCACCTGGGGCGGCCAGACGCTGTCCGAGGTGCAGGAGTTGGAGGTAGACCTTCAACGCGGCCTGCCGCTCGGTCGTACCGTCATCTGGACGGCGAGCCCCGGCGAAGTGCGGCTACTGGGGTTCAGCATCACGAACCTGCCCGGCAGCGAGTACGGCAAGCGAAAGCGGCTGACGATTCAGTGCATGTCTGCCACGTCCGGCGGTTCGCTCGTGACGCTCTTCGATGCTGACTGCATCTACCGCGACACGAACACCCGCGCGAATGCGAATGACGCTGTGAGATTTGCCCACACGTTTACTGTGATGGATACGCTCGGCGCACCGAGCAATCCATAGGAGACAGGTTGAAATGGCACTGACGGCAGACCAGATTCTCGCGGCGGATGACATGGGGCTCAAGGAAGTCGCTGTACCTGAGTGGGGCGGCAGCGTCTTCATCCGCGTCATGACCGTGGGCGAGCGCGACGAGTACGAGCGCATGTGGATTGGTCAGCGAGACAAGGGCATTGCGAACTTCCGCACGCAGTATCTCGCCCGCGTGCTCTGCGATGACACGGGCAAGCTGCTCTTTACGCGCGACAAGGTGGATGCCCTCGCGGCGAAGTCGGGCGCAGTGTGCGGTCGGCTGTTTGATGAGGCGATGAATCACAACAAGATGACGGAGGCGGATGTTCAAGAACTGGGAAAATCCTGAACGCGAGCCCGACGCGGCGATTCGTCGTCGCGTTGTCTCGCGAGTTGCGGATGACGCAAGGCGAGTTGTGCCGGCGGATGACATCGGCGGAACTCTCTGAGCACATCGCCTACACGCGGTGGTTCGCAGCGTTGCCTGACTCGTGGCAGCAGACGAGCCTACTCGCGGCGGCGTTGCTGGCTCCGCACTGCGAGAAGGGCAAGCGTCCGAAGCCAGCGGATTTCAACCCGGTCGACAAGCCGCCGCAGCACGAGACACAAGACTTTGCCGCGTTGATGGAACTCCGCCGGGCCTTCGGGCTCGGCGACCTGGAACTGCCCGATGGCTAACATCCTCTCACTCGCCGCGAAAATCAACGCTGACGCGTCGGGCTTCAAGCTCGACCCGGTGCAGAAGGCGTTGCGGTCTCTGGGCGAAGAAACCGAGCGGGTTGCCGGCATCTTCGACAAGTTCACCGACACGAGCGAGGCGGCGGCGAAGGCCCAGGCAGCCACCGAGAAATCACTGAACGACCTCATCGCGGCCAGAAAAGCGGGAACGATTTCTTCGCAAGAGTTTGCCGACAGCTTCCGCGAGGCTGAAGCCGCCGCCAGGAAACAGGCTGCGGCGTTTGAGCGTGGTGCTGAAGTCTCGCGGAAGTACGCCACTGAAGAGGAGAGCCGAGCCAAGGCGATTGCCGAACTGGATGCCTTGCTCCAGGCTGGTGCAATCAAGGAAGACGTTTACGCTCGCGCCGTCGCCGATGCCAGTGGGGCGAACGCCGCTGCGGCCGAGGCTGAAAAGCAGCGAGTGCAAGCCCTGGCTGAAGCGGAGACGCAACGAAAGACAGTGCTAGCCGAAGGCGTACGACTTGCTCAGCAGTACGCGACCGAAGAGGAAAAGCGGTCGGCTAGCCTTGCTCGAATCCAAGAGCTTCTCGACCAAGGGGCAATCAGCGAGGAGGTGGCGTCGCGTGCGAGAGCCGATGCCAGTGGCTCAAACGCCGCGGCGGCCCGTGCGGAGAAAGAGCGAGCGGACGCACTGGCGGCGGCGAGCCGGATTATCCAAGCCAACCTCACGCCTCAGGAGCAGTACGACAAGCAAGTTCAAGAACTCCAAGGGCATCTGGATGCTGGGAGGCTGAGCCAAGAGCAGTTCAATAGAGCCGCTGCCCGAGCCCAAGAAGACCTAGGCCGGGTTGGTCAAGCCGCCGGCAAGACTGACAAGAACATTGAGTCACTTACCAAGAACGTGCGACTGCTGTCAGTGATTGAGGTTGGCAGGTTGATTGTTGACGGCATCCAGGCAATCAGCAATGTTATCACCAGCGTCATCAGCAATATCTCGTCGTTTGTTTCTGGAGTTGCGAGCTCGTTAGACCAGTTCAATGATTTGTCTGCGAGGACGGGCATCGGAGTCGAGGCTCTGCAGGGCTACTCGCTCGCCGCCAAGCTCGCGGGCGTCGACACAGAAGCCTTCGGCTCCGCCGTTCAGCGGCTCGCCGTCACAATCGGTAAGGCGACCCCTGGCGACAACCTCGACAAGTCGCTGCGAGGCATCAATCTCTCGGTGGCCCAGCTAAAGGGACTAGCTCCTGAGCAGCAGTTTTCTGCGATTGGAGAGGCTATCTCTGAGCTTCCGACCGCCGCTGACCGGGCTGCCGCTGCCGTTGAAATCTTCGGCAAGCAGGGCGCGGCGTTGGCTCCATTGTTTCGCGAGGGCGCGGCCAGCATAGATGAGTTGCGAGAGCGTGCCGATAGGTTGGGAATCATTGTTGACGAAACGCAACTCAACAATATCGGCGACATGAACGACGCATTTGACCTTGCGAGATCGACGATTGAAGGAATCTCGGGGCAAGTCATTGGCAACCTTGCCCCGGCAGTGACCGGAGTTGTAGACCAGTTCCTCAAGTTCATCGAGGAGTGGAACAGTGCCGAAGGGCAGGGTGGCACGGGGATTGCGAACGCCATCAGCGACCTTTTGCTGGACGGCGCACAGGTGCTCGCCGAAGTGTTTGATTCGCTTGCCGGCTACCTCTCGGGGTTCTCTGTAAGCCTGGAGCAGATTGGCAAGGTTTTCTCAGTTGTCGGCAACGTGCTGATTACGGCAGGCGAGTCGTTCCGCGCCGTGTTCAACTTCTTCCAGACGGTGGTGAGCTTCCTCACTGAGCGGCTGGGGCGTTTTCTGGAAGGGCTAGGGAGTTGGGTCTCAAGCGATTTGCAGGAGTTTGGGAAAAACCTTGCGAACGCGGCTCGCGAGCAGGGCATTGAGAATGCTCGTCAGCTTGAGGATGCAGCAACGAACGCGGCCACGGCGTTCAATCGAGCCTTGGATGGCGGTTCTGGCTCGACCGCACAAGCAGGAGCGGGAGTGGCTTCTCGATTCATGGCTGGCGTCCGGGCGCAGTTTGAGCGGGAGCGAGCCCCGAACTTCCGTATTGAATCGAACATTGACAAAACCGGCGCACGCCTGGAGTCATTCATCAAGACTGTCGGAGACGGGGCGGACAAGTTCTTGCTCGATTCGGTTGAGACGCTGAAGGTGTTTGAGCGTCAGGCTGCAGAAGGCGAGCTGACGGCTGCTCAAATCGAAATCATGACCGGGTTCATGGAGCAGCTTAACGGGCAACTCGACACGGAAATCTCCAAGCGGCAAGAGGCTGCAGAAGTGGCGCAGCGGCAAGCGGACGAAATCGACAACATTGTTGCTGCGAGCCTCAAGCAGCAGAGGATAGACGAAGAGTTTGGCGGCGACTCCAAGCGCGCCCAAGCGGCCGACAATCTGCTGAAGATTCAACAGGAAATCATTCGCGTTGAGGACGAGCTGCAAAAGGCTCGCGAGGCGAGCGACCAAGCGGCGGTGGATGCACTCACGGGCCGGCTTGCCACGCTCGACCAAGTGGCTGCCCGCGAACAGCAGATTGCCGACGGCACGATTGAGAATGACGGCGAGCGTCGCAAGCGAAGCAAAACCGACCTAGAAAAGATAAACGAGGACATAGCCAAGCAACAGAGCGAGCTTCTTAACAGTCAGTTCGAGATTGAACTGCAGCGAGCCAAGGAGCTCGCGAATGTTCGCACTGGCTCGGTCGAGATTCAGGACATCCGCAGCGGCGGCATCTCCGCGTTCTTTGAGACGCTCCAAGAAGACCCCGCGATTGCCGAAGCGAAGAAGCAGTCGAAGGAACTGGAGCAGATCCGCAAGGGCATCGCGGCCCTCCAGGCTGAAAAAATCGACATCCTCTTCGGGACGGGCTGACCATGAGCGTGCACAGTTGGCGAGAGTTGCCGCGAGTTGCGACGCACCTCATCGGGGCGTCGCCCGAGTACGAACGTCGATTCGTCGCCACGCTCAACACACCCGACACGAACGCCGCGCTCGTGGTCAGCACGATTGGAGCGACGCACTACTCGTCGCACCCAGAGCACGCGTATGCCCGGTGCTATGACCTCCAATACAACGAGGGTTATGAGGGCAATCGCTACTGGGTTGAGGTTGTTGCCAAATACAAAATCCCCGAGGCGGAGTGGGAGAAGTCCGACCTCTTGCCGTGGCTGCGGCCTGATGTCTGGAAGTTCGTGACGCAAGGCGTCGCGGTACCCGCCCTGTACTACTGGGATGACACGACGCAGAAGCCGCTCACCAACAGTGCTGGCGATTACTTCGAGGGGCTCACGGTAGACGAGGCCCAACAGAAAATCACCATCACGAGCAACCGCCAGCAGTTCCCCTCCGCCCTGGCGGCAGCGGTCACGAACTGCGTCAACGACGGCGGCTATCTCGGGTTCGCCCAGGATTGCGTCAAGGTGCAGGGAATCAGCGGCGAACAGGCGGCTGAGCAAATCAATGGGCAGGAAGTTCGCTACTGGAAAATCACGAGCGAACTTCTGGCGCGGCAGAGCGGATGGAACCTCCTGCTTCCAGATGTCGGGTGGAACTTTCTCAATGGCGGCATTCGCACTCGGGCTTTTGTGATGGGCGAGGAGGGCGAAAAGCTGCCGTCGACGAATCCGATTGCCCTCAACGGCAGTGGCTTGAAAAAGCCCGACGGCGAACTGCCTGCCATCCTCACGCGTCGTGTTTACAAGCGCATCAAGATGGGTGATTACTTCGGCACGCCGCCGAGCTAGGAGCAACCATGCCAGACATTTCGTACAGCGTCAGCGTGAACGTCAACGCTGGCAACCTGAGCAGCAACCTCATCGCGTCGAACGTCACGAGCGACTTCGCCACCGCGGGATTCCTTGCTGTCACGCTCAACCTTGGCACCGCGACCCAGGCAATCAGCACTGCTTCGGCGTCGAGCCTGGGGCTCGCGTTTGCTCGGGCTCTGCACACGACCGGGGCGACCATCTCTCTAGGGAGACTCGACGGCACGACGTTGTACGAGACTGCAAGATTCAAGAGCGGAGACGCGGCCCTCTTGCGTCTCGCACCTGGCAACTACGGGGCGAAGTGTTCGTCGGCAGATGGAGCAAGGCTCTTGCTCCAGATCCTCGAGGAGTGAGCCGTGTCGACCGCACGCGTCGATTTCACCCGCGGTGCGGCCGAGCGGATTGCTGCGGTCGTTCGGCGTGTTGAGCAGGGCGACCGCGACGGGGCACCGCTCACGTTTGGGAAGGTCGATACGCCGCCGGGCGGCAAGGTTTTTCGTATGTGTACCTTCACGGGCACATGGGCGATTGACACGGCGAAGACACTGACGTTTCGCAACGTCACGACAACGCCCAACACGGTAGTGGCTCAGAACCTGTTCGCGACCATTACCACTGCTGGGACAGCAACATCAACCCCGTGCGCCATCGCCAAGGACGGCACGGCGTGGTACCTCATTGCGGCTCGGTGCTTGTGATTGAGTTTCTTGCGTCCATCGAACCGGCTTGCATCCCGCTCCTGGCGGTGTTGCTGTTCAGCATTTCTCTGTATCCGCTCGGCTTCATGCTCGGGGCATCGTGCAGCCCGTGCTGTGACACCCCGTGCGGCGAGTGCGAGACGGGCAAACTGCCCGACACGGTGACGGTCACGTTTGACGGATACCCTGATGTCGGCCCGTCGTTTGCCGCCCTATTCGTGTCGTTTGAGTCATGCTTCGGCTTCGGAGCCACGGCCACGCCGACGACGGCGGCCGGTGCCATCACGGGCGTGACCGTCACGAACGGCGGCAGCGGTTACGCCACGCTGGCCCGCGTTGAGCCGACCATCACTGCCGATGGCCCGAGCGGCTCGGGAGCCGACATTACCGTGACGCTCTCGGAGGAAGCCGACTTCTGCGGGCTGCCGTACTGGACTATCTCTGGGCTGGAGGTTGTTGACGGAGGCAGTGGGTACACCGACGGCGACGCGATTGTATTCACGCTCGGCGAGGGTGAGACCCAACAGACCGCCGCGTTTGCGTTGATTCAGACCTCGAGAGACGAGCCCGAACTGACGATTGAGCCGCCCGAAGACACCGGCACCGGGGCGACGTTCACCGTCTCGCTCACGACCACGGGCTCCAATCCGCAAACGTGGTTCATCTCGGGCATCACGGTTGACGATGGCGGGACAGGCTATGGCGACGGCGACTACGCAACCGTTGGGCTCGGCAGCGGAGACGTTGAGCAGTCGCAGGCGTCTCTCATTATTCGCACGGTTCGAGACGAGCCAGAGCTCACGCTATCCGGCCCAGCCGACCTGACGGTGAACGTCGTGAGCCTGGGCGGGACGCCCGAAACGTGGACGGTCGATTCGATTACGGTCACGGACGGCGGCAGCGGATACAGCGACGGTCAGTTCCTCAACGTCAACCTCGGGCCTGACGATGTTGATTTGGGGTTTGGTGCATCTCTGCAAATCAACACCGTCCGAGATGAGCCGACCCTGTCTGCTCAGGCCCAGTTCGGCAGCGGCGGCGTAGGGGCGGTGCTCTCTGTCAACGTCTCGCAGTCGGGCAACGTCTGGGTAGTGAGCTCAGTGACGGTGACGAACGGCGGCACGGGATACACCGACGGGGAGCAGTTCGACATCCTCCCGTCTGCGGGGCAGACTGTCTCGGCGGCGTCCGTGACTGCGAACGTAACAGGCGGCGTCATCACATCATTCACCATCAACAACGCGGGCGAGTATTTCCTTGACACCGGAGTGATTGATACGGTCGATGTGCTGGATGGCGGAACCTTCTTTCGCGACACGGGCGTGATTGAGTCGGTGGAAATCTCTGGAGCCGGTCTCTACTACAAGGCTCTCGGCGACATCGAGAGCATCAATCTCTCGAGTGGTGGAGCGTACTACGCCGAAGACCCGGAGGGCACGCCGCACGTGGCGACCGTGACGGTGTCGCTTGACCAGATTGACCCGAGCGATGGCGATGGGGCGACGTTCACTGTGAACGTGGATGATGACCCTGACAGCCCGACGTTCGGCGAGATAGCGAGCGTGACCGTAGACAACGGCGGCAGCGGCTACGCAGCCGAGGGGTTCCCGAACACATGGTGCATGGCTGACTACATGAACGGGCGGGAGTTCGTGCTTGCTCGCAGCAAGTTCTTTGGCAGCGTTTTCAGCGGCCCGAGTTACGCGTGCCAGTACCGGGCATATCTGTGCAACCCGCTTGCCCCTGGCACGTATTCCTCCGCAGCCATTGTGTTTGAGTATCGCGAAGACAAGAGCACCGAGCCCGCGAAATCTTTGGTTCAAGGCCCGCTCGTCAGCCTGACTACCGAGGAACAAATCGCGAACTGCAGTAGCTTCACGCTAGAGTTTCCCGACAAGGTTCAGAGCGTTCCTGCGTTCAACGATGTCACTGCGACCGTTGTCGCTGGCGGCGGAAGTGTCGAGGATGTCACGGGCTCGCCGGTAGTGCCATCAATCGCTGGCGGCTCATCGCACGCGACAGGAGTCTGCGGCTCGTGCTGCCTCAATGAAGAAGCCACGCCTGCGGAAATCACTGTCAACCTAGAGTATTTGATTGAGAGCTCTTTCGGCAGGCCCGCAGAGGGAGACTATGTGCTGAGCCGAAGCGACGGACTAATCGACGCGTTCAATGCCAACCCGACGCGATGGGCAACGAGCGGTACTTATGTGTTCAAGGGTGATACGTACTCGTTTTCGCTAGAGGCTGTGATTGAGCCATGCGCAACGCTGGCTAACACTGGACCCGGTCTACTGAATACATTCGTTGCCGCAGACTGCGACGATACGTGCTACAAAAAATGCCGGTTGCGGATAAACCTTAGCGGGCCATTTTTTGAGTTTGTCCCAGGCGTCTATGACCCCGGCTGCGAGTGCATTGATTTTCCTGTCTGTTCGCCTCCGGCTGGTGCGTACACGCTCGTTGCTGGGATGTTCAACACCCCTGCCTACACCGCGACCATCGCATGAGCCAGTGCGACTACGATCCCGTTGACCTGCGATGCCGCGTCTGCGGTCATCAGGCACGGCGGCTCCCCACGTTTCGCGAGTGCCGCCCGCCGCCCGCCGAGGTGTGGCGGCCGTTCCTGTTGGGTGACTTTGTTGAGCGGTGCCTGACTCGCGTCGGCGTGACGAAAGAGCGAGTCGAGCGGTGGACGCGAACCGAGGGCAAGCCCGGCGGATGCGGGTGTGCGGCTCGGCAAAAGTGGCTCAACGAGTGGGGCACCCGCGCGCAGATGCGAGCGAGGCGGCTGGCTCAGCGGTACGCGAAAGCCGTGTTTGGTTGACACGCTCGCGACACTGCGACCGAAAGGGCGAGCCGTGCCTGACGACCATCACATCACTATAGATGGCAAGCGGTGGCTTCTGCGTTTCACCCGGCTCAAGGGCGGCGCAGTGGGCTGGACGTTTTTCGACAACGCGGACAGCCCTCGCATTCTGATTGAGCAGCGGCTCAAGGGATCTCAGAAAATTGAGACGGTGCTGCACGAGATTGCCCACGCCGTTCTGGGGCCGAGCATCTCGGAAGAGAGCATCACCGAGTTGGCGAGGGTGCAGCGACGAGTGCTGACGATGCTCAACGTGAAGGAGGTGCCGCGTGCCAAAGACGTGTGACATTGTCTCCAAGATTGCGGCGGCGATTCCGCCTGCACGACCGGGCAACAATCTCCCGTGGTGGGAGCGAGTGCCTCCGAAACATGAAGCCACGGTGGACGCCATTCATGCGGCGTGGCACCGCGGCGAGTTTGGGACGCGCAAGATAACCGCCGCCCGGATTATCGCCACGGCACTGAGTGAACTGGGCATCACGATTGGCGAGCAAGGAGTCATCAAATGGCTAAAACTGCCGCCGAAGTCGTGAGCGACATCGCCGCTGCAGCGGCAACGGAGCAGCAACTCCAGGCCGACGCCGAGCTCGCCCGGCTGCGGGCCGAGTTGGCGAGCGTCAAGGGACGCTACAAAGCAGCCCTTTCGCAGATCGACGCCGAGCGGGAGCGGGCTGACGCTCTTGCGGGGCTCCAAGGCATCGAGCCTGTGCGACCCGCCTTGACCAAAAGCGGCAAGGCCGCGAAGCACGACGCGACGATGGTCGTGCTGCTCTCGGACATTCACTGCGAAGAAGTGGTGCGGCCCGAGACCGTCAACGGGCTGAACAAGTTCGACCTCGACGTTTGCGACGCCCGGCTTGCGGAACTGCAGGAGCGATTCTTCACGCTGCTCGAGCACGAGCGGCACCTGACCAAAATCGAACGCGTGGTGATTTGGCTCGGCGGCGACCTTATCAGCGGCATGATTCACCCCGAGCTAGCAGAGGAGAACAGCCTGCACCCGCTTGCGGCTCTGCGGTGGATTGGCGAGCGGCTTCGCGGGTTCATCGACGCGGTCAGCGACAACGCGAAGAGCGTGATGGTCGCGACCTCGTGCGGCAACCACGGGCGAACGACCGAGAAGCTTCGCACGAACGAAGCCGATACCAGCTATGAGCATCATCTCTATCTGACGATGGCGGCGGCGGAGAAACGAAAGAATGTCTCATGGCTCGTGGGCGAGGGGCATCTGAACTACGTCGACCTCGACGGGTTCACGATTCGCTTCTGCCACGGTCACGCGGTGCGATACCAGGGCGGCATCGGCGGGATTCATGTTCCGCTCAACAAAGCCATCGCGGCCTGGGATGTCAGCCACCGAGCCGACCTGACCTGCATCGGGCACTGGCATCAGTTCTCGTGGAGCCGCATCGGTCGCTACGTCACGAACGGCTCAGTGATTGGACACTCCGCCTACGCTGTGCGAATCAAAGTTGCTGGAGCCGAACCACCGTGCCAAGCGGCATTCGTGATTGACCACGGGCGGCGAGAGGTGACGCGAGCGTATCCGTTGTTTTGCGACCGTGATTTGAGAAAGGGGAAGGCATGACCGTGACTCTAGAGATGGCGAACGAAGCAATGCGGGCCGCGGTTCGCGAGCGGCTCGGGCAGACCGACCCGAATGATGAGAAGCTCGTGGGCTACACGCCGCCGCCTCTCGCGGGATGCAAGCCGGCAGAGGAGTGTGCCGCCGAGCTGTTGACGCAGGCGTGGCGCAGCGAGTCGTGCTGCGAGGGCCAGCGGTTTCGCGGCGACTCACTGCTCGCCGACAGGAAGCACCCGAGTAGCGTTGCGTTCCTCGAGTTGCTGCAAGAGATGCGGCGGCTTCACGAGAGCAAGTCAGCCGACTACGGCTCAGAGGATGACCCGCTCGCGAACATCCGGCAGGGTGCGGACTTCGTCAATATCGAAGCGTGGCGGGGCTGCATGGTGCGGATCGCCGACAAGGTACAGCGACTGCGTACCTACTGCCGCACCGGCCGGCTCGTGCATGAGGGCGTGCGGGACACCCTGCTGGACCTGTCGGCATATAGCCTGCTCGCTATCGTCCTCTTTGATGAGGGCCGGCGTGACTCGTGAGCCCCTCACCGCCGACTACCTCGCGGAGTGCGAGCAACGCGCCCGGCGATTCAGCGGAGCCTACACGGGCACGAGCGGCACCCTCGCCGCGGATGTCGTGCGGCTACTCGCGGAGGTGCGGAGGCTCGCGGAGATGGTGGCTCTGCTACGGGCCAAACTCGAACGGTGAGCCGGGCGGCGGGTTGAGCGGCGGGGTTTTCTCCCTTTCCCCCGCCGCTCCCCGTCTGCCGCTCAAGTGGCGTCGCCCGTGGGCGAGCCCGCCCGCCCCGGTGGTGACGCTGGGGCGGGTCTATTCCTGCCCGGCCGACCAGCCGCCGACAAGCCCCTGGCGGTAGGCGGCGACCATCTCG